CCAGACTTTCCAATAACTCCGGAGAATTTGATTTTGATTAAAGAATACAGACAAAAATTACGAGATTTTAGCAATAACAACTTTATTATTCCTGACTTCCCATTTTAATTTTTTTTTCTTTTGTATTTATTAGATAATATAAGATGTCGGTTATTCCTCCAAATTTAAATGAAATTTTCAGAGCTTTATCAGGATATAAAAAAAATCTTATTCGTTTTTATGCTGATCGTAGTGGGGCTATAAATGCTGGGGATGTATTGAGATACACCTTTCCTAAGGAAATTATAACCCTTGATACTCTTATGCATTATTTTGAATTTACTTCTACAGCTTCACAAAGTGGAACAGCTACTCGTCAAGGAACTCATTTTCCTCGCAACTCAGCTAGTATAATTGATACCTTAACTGTATTTATTAATGGTCAAGTATTTGAAAATATTGTATCTTATAATCATCTTTTTAATCTAATTTATGATAATACTACTGGTTATAATTATTCTTGTTCTGGTATTCGCTCTCTTGAATGCACTGATCCTTCTGTTTTATATACACTCAGTCCTACTACAGAAGCAATTACAGCAGCTGCTCAAGGAACTGCAACTGGTACTACTAATGAAGCGGTATGTGATACAAAAAGACAACTACAAATTCGAAATTGGATTGGTTTCTTATCCGGTAATTCATATGGTTATTCAACTGACTTTGGAAATTCTCGTATTCTTGATTTAAGAAATGTTGAATTAATTGTTGAAATTCGCTATGCTCCAACAAATATTATGTGGAAAGGAATTGATGCTACTTCTCCTTCTAACTTAACTCCAACTTATACTATTGATAATTATTATATGACTGTTCAAAAAATTTATTTTGATGATGATTATTATCAAAGAGCATTAGATAGTCTTAAAGCCTCAGGAAATTATAACATAGTTTTTAAGACCTATTCAACTGCTAGAGGTGCGGCTACTACTAAATCATCTAATCCAATTCTTCAGTTCTCAACTACTGCTAAATATTTAAGTAAATTATTTTTAACTTGTATAGATAAAGATTATGAGACTATTAATTATTTACAAAATCAAGGCACAAATTCAACAACAATTACTCCTGTATTTTCAAAACTAATGTCTGATACTGCAACTAATATTGTAGCTTTTAATCAATCTAAATATTTTCAAAAGAATGGATCAGGTCTTAAAGAAGCACAAGTTGAAATAAATGGAATTGTTGTATATCCATTTCCACAACCTCCTCATCTTATTAAAAATAATAATTTTGATGCTTTCTCAATTGAAGGTGATAATTTAGTAGGAGATTATCCTGGATTGCAATCTCTTGAACAATGGATTAAATATGGTTTTGTTCAAGGAGTATCATTTGAACATCGTGAAGCGTGGAATAATAAAATAATCTCAGGTTATCCAAATCCTAATGGAAATTTACTAACAATTAAATGGTCTCCTACATTTGATGGTGGAAATAGTAATAATACAATCTTATTAGGATATGCAGAGCGTGTGGTTATTTGTAAATTTAATGGTGGTTCAGTATCCATTGATTATTAAATTATTTTTTTAAAAAGGCATCTAAAAACATTTTTAATTTTGGGTCTTCATTATTATTATTATTAGTATTATTAGTATTATTATTATTATTAGTATTATTAATAATATCATTAACTTCATCATCATTAATAGTAAGATCAAGAACTCTTTTTTCAATTTTATTTTTAGGTTTTCTTTCTTTTTTTATTTTAGGTAATTGTTCTTGTTTAAATTTATCTAAAATTTGATTTTGTTTTAAAAAAATATTTTTTAATTCATCAGCAATTTTATTATTATTTTTTTTAGATGTTATATTAAATCTTAAATCATCCATTATTTTTTTAATATCGTATTCTTCACTCATTATTTATTATTATATTATAAAAAAAAATTATAATAATATAAGATGATAATAGAACAAGCGATAGATAATTTGCCTACACCTATTTTTAAAATAAAAAAGTCCGATGAGCCAAGTTCTAAAAATTATAATTTACCTGCTTTATTCTTTTCGTGTTTAATTGTAGGTGCTAAGAATAGTGGAAAAAGTTATGCTATGACATCTTTATTAAAAATGTTTGAACAAAATCCAATTTATGATATAAATGGCAATAAACTTGAACAAAGAATAATATTATTTTCACCTACTGCATTGCAATCATCAAATATATTTTTAAAAAATCTAAAAAATTTAAATGAAGAAGATATATATTTAGAATATAGTGATGAAAAATTAGAAGAAATATTAGAAGAAATAAAAGACCATATAAAAGAAGTTGAAGAATATGAAAAAATAAAAAAAGTATTAGATAAATATAATAAAACAAAAGAAAAATTAACAGATGAAGAATATTATATTATATATAATCATCAATATATTCAACCAATAGAAGAAAAAAGACATATAATAACGCATATATGTTTTGATGATTTAATAGGTGATAAAAATACATTTAAAAAATCGCGTGATAGTGGATTAGTAAAATTTTTATTAAAACATCGACATCTTTATACAAATATATTTATTACTAGTCAATATATAAATGCTATACCACCAGTAATAAAAAATAATATTGATATCTTCTGTTTATTTAAATATCAAAATATAAAAGATGTTATGAATAAATTTTATCCAGTAGTATCTGGTATAATGAAAGAAGAAGAATTTAAAGAATTATATGATAATAGCACAAAAGAGAAATTTAATTTTTTAACATTAATGACACAAAAAGGAAAAACAATAATACGCAAAAATTGGAATGTTAATATTATAATAAAATAAATATATTATAAAAATATAGAAATGAATAATATAAATTTTAATTTTACAGATAAACAAGAAGAAAAGTATAATATAATTTTAAATGAAACAAAATTATTATATCCTGATTTTTTTAAAGATAAAATAATAGAACATAAAATAAAAGTATTGATAGCTAATAATATAATAAATGAAAATTAATAATCTAAATATATAATAAGAATGGTTAAAACAAATGAAATAAAAAGGTCATATTATCTTAATTTATTTAGTGGTAATGCACAAATAGAAACAAATATAAATGATCAATCTTTAAATAGTTCTTTTTTTAATAATGGAACTATTAATATTACAAATAATGGTAGTGGATATACTGAAGCCCCAATAGTAAAAATTCCAGAATTAAATTATTATGATACTAATGGAATTTTAAATAATCTTGCTACAATTAGTTGTGCTTTAACTGCTACACCAATAAATGTTAATAATTATACTATAATAAATGGTGGTAGCAATTACGCTAATAATGATGTTATAACATTTTCAGCAACAGGACAAACTACAGCACCAGATATTAAAGCTATTATAAGTAATGGATTAATTACAGGTTATACTTCTTTAGTTGGAGGCACTTTATATGTAAATGCTCCTACAATTACAGCTACAGGAGGTGGAACGAATTTTAGTGCAGTTTCTTCATTAACTCCAACAACAGTTTCAGCAACATTTACTATTACAAGTGGAGGAAGTGGTTATAATACTGGAGATATTTTAAATTTTGATAATACAAATACAGGAGGTTCTGGAGTTTCTGCAACAGTTATATGTAATGGATCAGGAACAATAACCGGAATTAATTTAATTTCAGCTGGTTCTGGATATACTAAAAAAGCACCTTTAATAACATCATTAACATCTATTAGAGGACCTGGAGGCACTGGATTTAATATTACTTGTTCTTTAGTAGGAACAAGTGTTGCCTCAATAACTATTTTAAATTCTGGAACAGGTTATAATACAACTCCAACTTTAGTTTTTACAACAGTAGGTGCAACAGGTAGTGGAGCTAGTGCAAGTCCAATAACTACAAATGGAGTTATTACTGGTCTAACATTTACTACAACAGGAAGTTTTACACAAAAACCTACAGTATCTTCTATAGGTTCTACTGGTTCTGGAGCTAATATAATTTTTAATTTAATACCAACTACTATAGCATCAGCAACTATTACAAATTTTATTAATGTAAAAGCTGGAACATATTTTGCAGGTCCTCCTCCAAATATGACAGTTGAATTTACTTCTGCAAATGGTTTAGGATTTGGAGCTACAGGAACTGTAAATGTTAGAATAACAAGAAATAAAATTTTTAAATGGAATATTAGAGATTTACAATTAGGACGAAGTGCTGATATAGCTTTAGTTCAATTGGCACATACTAATGCCGCTAATAATACAGGATATGCTATAAGATGTTTAGAAACATTTGCTGATGGTTTTGATAGTTATAATCATACTTCTGCAATAGTTTATTTAGGAATGGGATTAAATGCACCATCTATTCCTACTTATCATAAATTAATAAGTCAAAATTTAAATACAATAACATTATTATGCACTGAAAATTTAACAAGTAGTAGTGCTATTTATGAAGGTATTAATAGTAATATAACATTTTCAGCTATATTTGAAGTTATAGATTATATTGATGAAATGAATTCATTTTAATATAATATAATATAAATAAGAGATGGAGAATATACATAATATTTATATATTATCAACAAATAAAAATGGTAATGATACCAATTATAATTTTAATGTGTATTTATCAAATTATAATATTAATATAAAACCAAATCAAGATGCTTATTTAAATATTACTGGTTTTCAATCTTTAAATACCTTTTATAATATTAATAATAAAAGTTGTTTATTTTTTGTTAAAGTATATGATACTATAACACAACTTAATTTTACTTATGATATAACTATAGAAGAAGGCAATTATGATATCATAAATTTTATGAATGTTATTAATCAATTATGCATAAATTATTTTACAATGACTTATGATGAAAGAAAAAATAAATACACTTATATATCTAATGAAAATGCAACTAAAATTATTTATATAAAACCATCAGCATATAATAGTAAATATTTCGGATTGCCTGGTAATACATATACAATTATTCCAAATGGTGATCCATTATATTCATCAATAATTAATATGAATAACTGGTCAATTATTATTGTTAAAGTTATAGGTTTAGTTGAAGTTAATAAGACATTAGATAATTTTAATAATAATATAATGACGAAAGGTGATATATGTGCTATAGTCAATAGACAAGATACAGCCGTAAATGCTTTAATTAATTGGAGTGATATTAATAATGCATTTCAAAAAAAAATAAGTAATACTGATATTAATTATTTGAACTTTCAATTTTATAATGAATATAATGAATTGCTGACTGATATAAACGACTGGTTATTAACTATAAGAATTAATATTAAAGATAAAGTTTAAATTCTTTGTTTATTTTTTTTTAAAAAAGCATTAGCAGCAATCATAGGTAAAAAATTCACTGATGATGTAGGAGCTGCAGTTTCTTTATAAAATGGATTTGAAGTATTTTTTTTTTTTAAAAAAGCATTAGCAACAATTATAGGATCTGTTAAAAAATTTACTGATGATTTAGGAACTCCAGTTTCTTTATAAAATGGATTTGAAGTATTTTTTATTTTATTCATCATCTCATTTTGTCTATCTTTTTTCTCAATTTTATTTTGTTTAATTTTTTTCTCAATTTTATTTTGCATAGATTTATTTTTAATTAATTGACGAATATTTGCTTGACTTGGTGTTAATGATAATTTAACTGTTTTAATTAGTTTATTTTTTTTTTTTATTTCTTGTTCTGTATATTGAGGAGGAACTGCAAATCTAGCTTCATCAACTCTATTTCTTGCAAGTTTTCCTCTAATTGCTTGTTGAATAGTATTTATACTAGCATTTTCTTGTTCTGTATATTGAGGAGGAACAACAAAGTTATCATTTGTTGCAAGTGTTCTTCGAATTGCTGATTGAAGAGTTTTTGTTGCATTAGTTTCTTTAGCTTCTTTAGCTTTTCTTCTTCCAATTTTTCCTCGAATTGCTGCTTGAATTTTTTGTTCTGGTGTATATTCAGGAGCAACAACAAAGTTATCATTTGTTGCAAGTGTTCTTCGAATTACTGCTTGAATTTTTTGTTCTGGTGTATATTCAGGAGCAACAACAAAGTTATCATTTGTTGTAAGTGTTCTTCGAATTACCGATTGAAGAGTTTTTGTTGCATTAGTTTCTTTAGCTTTTCTTCTTCCAATTTTTCCTCGAATTGCTGCTTGAATTTTAGTTGCTAATATATCTTCATTTGGATTAGATGTAGCCATTATTTGTTGTCCTAATTTTCCTGTTTTTTTAACACAGCGTTTTGTTTTAGGGTTTTTGACATAGTCAGACTTACATTGTTTTTCTGGTGGTATATAACCATTTGCTATTTTTTTTCCAAGGGGGCTATTTTTTTTTACATAACGCCCAGTCGTAGGATTTAATATTTTATCCATTATAATCTAATTATATAATATATTTTTTTTAAAAAGATAAATAAAACTATTATTTAGATTTATAAATAAAACTATTATTATTTAGATTTATAAACATTAATTTTAGATTTTTTTAATAAGAAATCTTAAATAATCTTTATAAATTTTAAAATTTATAAAGGAATAATTAAAAATCTAGAATAATTACATTTATAATATTCATTTTTAGATTTTTAATAATAGAAATCATAATTTATTATTATTAAAACGCGTTAATATAGCTTTAAATGAACTATTTAAATAATAATTTTATAATATAGAATGGATGAAATACAATCTAAAATTATTAATATGATTAGTGATGAAGAGATTAAAAAATATTTAGGTGTTGAAGGTTATAATAATATTATTAAATATAGTGATTTAGATAATTATAAAAGTATTAATAAGTTTTTACCAAAGATATATGATTATAAAATAATATTAATAGAAAGTCAGCAAAACACAGGACATTGGGTTGTTATTCTTAAATATAAAAATAAAGATAATAAAATAGTTATTGAATATTTTAATTCATATGGAATGAAACCTGAGACTGACTTATTATATATTAGTAGTAATATGAATAAGATATTAGAAAATGATAAAGGAAATTTAAAACAATTATTAAATAATGCTACATCAAAAGGATATGAAGTTATATATAATAAAAAGCGTTTTCAATCTTTTAATAAAAAAGTTAATACCTGTGGTAGATGGTCTATCTTACGCATAATGATGATGAAAAATTATAAAATGGACTTAGAAAAATTCAATTCTTTTATAGATCAATTGAAAAAAAAATATAAAGTTAAAAGTGATATTATTGTAGCAATGCTTATTCCTTAATTCTTTAATTTCCATATTCTTTTATATTCTATTAATAATTGTTTTAGATATTCATCAACTTTATCTCTTCTATTATTATGATATTTTATAAACTTCATATAATCATTTTTCTTTTTTTCAGTTGCTTCATTTTTGCGTTCTATAACATCAAATGATATATCATTTAAATCATTTATAATTTCTTTAATTCTATCCATTTTTAAGTTAATAGAATAATTACTTTCATCAATTTCTTTAATAACTTTATCAATATCATAAAAATATGATGGTGATATTTTAGGTAATAATTTTATTAATTCTCGTTCTAATTTTGTTCTCTTCTCTTCTTTAGGTTCGTTAATATCTATAATCAATTTTTTTTTAGGTCTTCCTCGTTTCTTTGGAGGTTCATTTGGATCTTTCTCTTGTTTTTTTTTAATACATCTATTAGTTTTAGGATTAAGAATTTTACCTTCAGGACATTCTTTTGGTTTAGCTTCTTTTGGTTTAGGTGTTGTTTTTTTCTCTGGTTTAATCTTGATACATCTTCCTGTTTTAGGATTAAGAATTTTACCTTCAGGACATATTTTAGGTTCTTTTGTTTTCTTTTTCTTTTCAAATTCGTTAATATTTATATTCATATTTGTATCATATTGACCTGTATTTAAATATTGATTAAAAATATTAATTCTTTTATTATTATATTCTATAAATAATAATATCTTCTTTTTTTTATTTTCATTCTTAGTATCATTTAATACTTCATCTGCAATAGATGATGCTTCATTTAATTCATCAAATATTTCTTTAATACTTTTCTTTATTTTTTTTTCTTTCCTATTTTCACTTTTCATTTTTTCAATACCATTTATTTCATCATAAATACTTGATATAAATTCGTGTGGTATTAAAGTTGTTGGAATTATCTTTTTTAATTTATTTTCAATATCCATTCTAATATTACATACTAATTTATTTTTTAGAAACTCCAGACATAATTAAATTACCTCTTAATAATAATCCATCATCATAATCTTTATATTTTAATTGACTATCATTATATTTAATTTGGTCAAATTTATTTATTAATTCTTCTAAATCATCTTTCTTTTTATTAAGTTTATTTTTATCTTTATTATCTTTTGATAATTGTTTAAGTTCTATTATAGCTTCTTCAACTTGTTTGCGATATTTTGCTTTTTCTTTAGGATCTATATTATATTTTTTATAAATTTTAGGTGGTGGAGGTGGTGGAGGTGGTGGAGGTGGTCTTAATTTTAAAATAATATTTTTTAATTTATCAACAATTTTATTTTTATCAGTAGTTATAGTATTGTCATAAGATTTAGTATCTTTACCTATATTTTCTTTAGCTTGTATTTTATTATAATATAAATATAATTTATTTATTTTATTAAAATTATAAATATATACTTCTACTAATTCTTCTATACCATTTTTATAATCTTCTACTAATTTATTACCATATCTAATAAGAGTTAATAAATCTTCTTTAACATCTTTTTTCTCTTTAACATTTACAACTCCTTCTTTTATTGTTTTAATCTTTGTTTTAGGTTGTTTTTTCTCTACTATTGATTTTATCTCTTCTATTGATTTAGGTTTTTGTTCTTTAGGTTCTTTAGGTGGTGGAGGTGGTGGAGGTGGTGGAGGTGGTGGAGGTTGTAATTCTTCATTTTTAACTATTTTTTTCCCAATAGCTCCATCAGCTTTTACACAGCGTCCTGTTTTTGGATTTCTGATCTTACCTGATGGACAATCTTTAACTAATTTAGATGGTAATTCTTCACCTTTAGCTATTTTTTGTCCAATAGCTCCATCAGCTTTTACACAGCGTCCTGTTTTTGGATTTTTGATTTTACCTGGTGGGCATTCTTCATTTTTAGAAGTCTTTATTTTTTTTGGTTCTGGTTCTGGTTCTGGTTCTGGAATTGGAACCAAAACTTCTTCTATTTTATTTGTTTCTTCTATATATTCATATTGAATTTGTTTTTTTTCTTTAATTTCTATATCTTTTTCAACATTTAAATCAATAATAAAATCAGGGATCTTATCTAATCTAATGTAATACATAGATACATTAGTTTTCATTTCTTTTGCAACTCGTTCTTCTGCTCGAAATCCTGTATTTAATTCTATAAAATCTCCTTTATTATTTGCTTTTAAGTCTTCCAATAATTTTTTAAATCTTTTAAATTTAGTTGATTTATCAAAAGTAAATTTAGATGATATTATACCTACTAATACTCCATTATCATTAAGCATATTATAAGCTTTTACAACAAAATCTATATCGTGTTTATTACCATCTTTAGTTTTAATATTAAATGGTGGATTCATAAAAATATAATCATAATTATATCGTGATGAATAATTTAAAAAGTCTGCATTAGTCCAAATAACATTATCAATATTCTCATGTATAACTTCTCCTATTTGATGAAATACTTTATTTATTTCAATACAGTCTATCATATAATTAGCACTATTTGCAAGTGTTAATAATTGTCCAATTAAATTACCAATTCCTGCAGTTGGTTCAAGTATTTTAATATTTTCTCTTTCATCATCTTCAATTCCTGATAGTTCTATTAATTTTTTAGCATAATTACTTGGAGTAAAAAAAGCATTAAATTTTTGTATAGTTTCTTTATCAAAATCAAATAGACTTAAAATATAATCTAATGGTTTTTTTTCTTTTAATGCTTTTCTTATTTCAGTTCTCATATCTTTAACATCTTCTTCAAAAATATTACTTTCTTTAATTTCAATTAATGTTGATAATCTATCTAAATTTTTATTATTTTCAATTATATATTTCTTATAAAATTCTTGATATAATTTTTGTTTTAATTTTATTTTTTTTTCTTTTGACAAAAACTTGCCTTCTGCTTCTATATTTAATATTGTTTGATTAAAGCCTTTAATAAATTCATTATTTTCAATATTATTAACATCATCAAATGATGGTAATTTTAATAGTCTTTTTTCAAAAGTATTAATATCATTTAATTTACTAAACATTCTTAGATACATATCTATATCTCTTTGACGCTTTTGATTAATATTAGTTGCATTAAAATAATCTTTAATATTGCTACTTCCAGTAGTTTCAAAATTATTTATACCAATTTTATTCATAACTTCATTAGCTTTATCTATAAATGGTTTAGTTATTTTAATAGCATCTTCAGCGGTTTGTGATTTTAACAATGAATTCATTATAGGTAAATATACATTAACTTTTGATTTATTTCCATTTTTATGACTATCTAAACGAATAGCTCGTGCTATTACTTGTTCAGTTATTGCATAATTCCAATAGGGTGTAAATACAATAAAATTATTTGTTTCTTTAAATGATATACCTTCTTTTATTGCTAATGAAAATATGATTAATTTAATTTTATCTGTATTATATTTATCTATAACTTTTTGTTTTTCTCCTTTTGATAATTCACCACTAATTAAATTATATGTTATCTTATTTTTAGTTAATAAATCTGTTAATATACTTATTTGTTTATCAAGAAATTGCACATATATAAGTGTTTTTTCATCTTTATGTTCTTTGAGAAAATTAATAACCCAATTTACTTTCTCTGTGCTTCCAAAAGTTCTTGTATTAATTAAAAATGGATCTTCTTCAGGATCTGGTAATAATGCTGGATCATCATATGTTATTATAGGTGTAAAATGATATTCTACTCTTGGCATTAGTTTTAAATTTTCTCCACCAATTCTATAAAATGATATTAGACCTTGATAATAATTCTTAAAAGCTTCTTCATCTTTATACATAATATTATTCATTTGTTCCATATCATATTCAACTAATGGTGTTTTATTATAACCTAATGATATTACAGTTTCTAAATCATATGGACTATTAACAAATAATGTCCCTGTCATAAATAATTTTTTTATAACATTACCACTTGTTTTTAGTAAATTTTCACTTAATACATTTCCTTCTAATTTTACATTGCCTGTGCTTGTCCATTTTAGTCCTTTACGCACTTTATCTGTTTTTGATATCAAATTTCTTAAATTATGTATTTCATCTATTATCATTAATGAATTATCTTTAAAATCATATTTAGTTCTTACCATCTGTTGATATGACGCAAAATTATAGATATATTCACCATTCCTTTTTATTGTTGGATCTATACCATAATTAAACATTAATCCTATTGTATTTAAAACTAATGATGCTGGTAATATAAAATATACAAATGATTGTGGATTAAGTCTTGTGAATTCTTCTGCACAAGTAGTTGCAATTATGGTTTTACCTGTTCCAACTCCAAAATATAAAATTAATAATTCTTGTGCTGATACAGACCAATTTTTAATAATTCTTTGTTGATAATCACGATATTTATCATAATTCCGTTCAAATGCAGTCTCACCAAATGGATCATACTCAAATAACTGTTTATTTACCATATTACCAAATGCATCTTTTTTCTTACCCTGATAATATAAGCCTTTATCAGTTTTTAAAAATTCTATAATATTAATTATAGTATATTCACTTATTGATTTTTGACTTTGTATATTTCGTTCTTTTGCTCCACCTTTTAAATTAGTATCAAGATAATCAAATATTTGTTGTTTTGACATTTTATGATAATTTTTAAAAGCGTGTTTCCATTCATTTTTATTTTTACTGATAATATCTAAAACATTATTTGTAGATTTTATTGTTCCTCCGATTTTTTTACCTAATAGACAATTGCAAATATCCATTTATTATATTAAGATAAAAAAAAAATTGTTATTATAGTAATATTAATTAAATGAATGATAAATTAAAAATGTTATTAACGGTAAGTGTCCCTCAAAAAGTGCTTGAATTAGCTAAGAAATATTTTGATAATAATGATGTTAAAATTTATTTATCACCTGCAAAAAATAAGAAATATAGGTTATTTAATCCTGCTGGAAAAGCTGTTGATTTTGGGGATATTAGATATCAAGACTTTACATATCATAATGACCTAAAAAGAAAATATGATTATTTAAATAGAACTAAGAATATTAAAGGAAACTGGAGAAATGATAAATACTCTGCTAATAACCTTAGCCGTAATCTTCTATGGGCTTAATATTACCCATTCATCAAAGGTTCTTTCAATATCTACCCATTCATTTTCTGGCATTTTTAAAGTCATAGGAGGATAAGTATGTCTTTTAGGCTCTTTTTTTATTTTTATTAATCTTTTTTCAAGGTCTGATATTTTCATTAACATTCTTATTATTATTAAGATTTATTATTCTTGTATATAATTTATCAAATCTTTCTTGATTAAGTTTGTCATTTTCTTCTAATTTCTTTTGAATATTCTTATTGCTTTCTTCTAATTCCTTTTGAATATTATTAGTGCTTTCTTCTAATTTCTTTTGAATGTTCATAGTGCTTTGTGTTAGTCTCATTCCTATTATATTGATTTTTTTATTTTTTTTATATAGATATTAGTTGCCATATCTTTACTCGTAGCCATAGCATCTGTATCTTCTTTTAGTTCATTTTGCAAATGTCCATATTTATTAGTTAAATATGCACGGCGTAATGCAGATGCTCCTATTTTTTTTTTAAATATTTTATTTAAAATTAGGGTCATTCCATTAGTTCCTTTTATCTCTGTTTGTTTTTTATAGTCAAAAAGGAGATATCCATCATTTTTAATATTATTTGCTTTTATATGAAAATCCAATATTTCTTTTAAATCCGATGGGACCTCTATTTCCTGTAAGTTATAAGTTCCTCTTGTTTTATAATTATTAAAATAAAATTTAGACCCATCATAATAATTATAATCTTTTGATAAGTCTTCATTAAACTTTTTTATTAACTTCATTAATTGATAGTCTTTATTGCGTCTAGGAGGAATGAGAGTATAAAGAGATAATATCACATAATCTTGATAAGCTTGTTTATTTGCATCTCTATTATCTTTAATTCTTTCTTGAACTTTAGCTATTTCATCTTTACTTATAACATCCACATTCTCATTTGTTTGGTCTTGTAATGAACTATTATAACCATCTAAAATTTTTGAATAATCTTGATATAGTTTCTTTAGTTTTTTAGGAGGTTTTTTATCTTCTTTAGTAAGACAAGCAAGGACACTAACTATTGATATTAAATAACTTCGTTGGGTTGTTTCTTTTAGATGTTTGATTTTATCTTGTATTTTTTCTATATCATATAAATAATTAATATTTTTTATAGATTTATTATCATTTAAAATTCTTAATTTTGTCTTATAAAGGTTTAGCGATGATTGAGTTATTTGTTTGCAA